ATTCGATTTCTGCGCGGCCTCCAGAGATGGGCTTAGTTGCTTGCCTCGGAGGGTGTTGGAGGGGCATTTCCTACTGTTCGTAGGTTATGTTGGGTGGGCCAACACGTAGAAGCACTTGTGCTTCTCAAGCTGACGACCATGTTGCTAATGCACTATGTGCTTTGCAGTCATCTAGTAGTTACACTAACATCTTAGCGCTCTATGATCAAGTCCTAACGTACTTGGTTCAGTGATCACAGAGACGCCGTCACAACTTACAGACCTGAACTGCTGTCAAGGCAAGAAACCATGCGATCACCCTCTTGCATGCAGGCTGAACATCCACGACTCTGGAACGATGGGTACGGGATGCTGGTTTGAGACGGGAGAAGATGGACTACTACCACCATTGTAGAATGGGGTAGTGCAATGCGGGGAGAGTGCCCACATTGAAACACACAACTAGCTGACTGTCAAGTACACCGTGCTGCGGCCAGTCCACTATATGCTTAACGCAATTTAGAACGACATCGATTTATATCAAACACCACCATGTCAGAAGCATTTACCGAACACGAAGGGGACCTTACTTCAACCACTCAAACCCTCGACCACGCTATCGATGCGCATCACGCGCAAAATGAGCCAGATGACTCCACAACCGCCTCATCAGCGGCTGAGGAGCCATTGAACATACAGACATCCAGTATGGGGGGATTTACCTCATACGAAATAGCACATCGCTACTTCCCTGTCAGCGCGACGGCGCGACAGATAGTCACACGCTTTCTTCGGAATCCGACTGCCTCATACTATAAGTTAATTAAGAATTTATACGTAGGAGCCATGTCTACGGAAGTTTGGCTGCTGCCCAGGCATTTAGAAGACTTCAACCCTGAGACTTACAGCTTCGAAGAGCAACCAGACATCGACGAAAACGAAGACGAAGACTTCACCACGATTGGGCCACGCGTAGCTCTGCTGCAAAAAGTCAAGACTTTAGTTCGACCATGCTTTGTGGACTACACTAACATACGTGGCCCTACGCTTGCTCTTGAGCCTTCAGTCATTACTGAACAGGTTGGCGCGGAGTCGATTTTGGTCTCTAAACTCTTCCATGAGCGATCTCGTCAGATAATCGCCAAGGTCGGAGCCACTTCAGAGGCTATCTCAGTTCTGAATAGTGCACTAAACCATGGAGTAGGAACTTCATTGGCTGGGCCACTCTGCACTCTCTTGACTGCCTTCGCTACTAATCTCGACTCACTAAGTCAGATGCATAATAGTGAATACGTAGCTCCTTTGAAGATCGTTTGTCACAGAGACACCTTCCAGAGCAGCTGGCGTAGTCAGGCGTCTTTTTCAATATGGATTTCATCCGGATGGTTCAC